CATTGAGCCAGGTGTCGCGTACCCGGATACTCCCTTATACGGGAGCGTCCGGCTACAGAACAACGCAGGATACGTATTTGACTGTTGCGCCGTATTTTCGTACGGTTAGCGGCAGCTTTACGCATTCTGTGTCTGCACTCAATGGGAAACAGGTTACTGTTTCGGAGAGTCATCCTTCTTGGAATACCCGTAAATCGGGTCATTTCAAGGGTGATATTGGTGGACCGTTCGTTACTACCAAGACCGAATGTCGCGGTGATCCCGCGATTGTCGCTCTTGGCGGTGCGGACGGAACGGTAAAGCCGTTCACCGTATATTCATACGTTGGACCGCTTTTCCCACTGCAGCCTAGTAATATGGTGTTTCCACCATCAGCTGCTTCCTCTCAAACGCAACTTAATGCGTTCGGAGCTGAAGCAATTGCTAGATGCAGTCCGGCCAATCCCACCTCGAGTGTAACCACCTTCTTTGGTGAGCTGATAGGCGAGGGTTTGCCCAAGACTATCGGTGCTAGCTTGAAAGAGCTAGGTCAAATGACTCATCGTCAGCGCCGTAAGGCGTTGGCGAAGGAGCATTTGAATTACCAATTCGGGTGGTTGCCATTTGTGTCCGATTTGCGTTCTATGGCGAACGCATTGCTTCATGCGAACAAAATCATGTCTGATTTTGAACGTGGAAGTGGACGCATTACTCGAAGGAAGTACTCTTTCCCACCTGTCGAGACGAAGTCTTTTAAAGTGGTTAGCAGTCAGGCGCACCCTTATGGTGCGACTGCCGGCGCCCTTTATAAGTCTCCGTCCGTCTATGGCCAGGTTGTTAGGACCGATACCATTTCTATACAGAAATGGTTTTCGGGTGCCTTCACTTATTACGTTCCCCCTCCTGATTCACTCAGGAATGAGATCGCACGTGGAGTCATCTTTTCCCGGAAACTTCTGGGATTGGACCTAACTCCAGACTCTGTCTGGAACCTGGCCCCTTGGAGCTGGCTAGTTGATTGGTTCAGTAATGCCGGTTCTGTTATTCAGAACTGGTCTGACTGGGCAATTGACAACCAAGTGTTGCTGTATGGATATATGATGGAGCATTCGCTTTCATCATACACCTATACCTACACGGGGCCTACGGGTTTTAAAACCGAGTCTCCGCGTCCGACTGACTTTACTCTCGTCAATGAGACGAAGCAACGTCAGCAGGCAACACCTTACGGTTTCGGAGCTTCTTACGAGGGTTTGTCCTCTCGTCAGAAGTCCATCCTCGCTGCACTTGGTATATCCAAGTGGAAGTGAGAGACGTAGTTCTGCGTTATCAACGCCAATTGGAGTCTAACCGGGCTCCTAGGAGTGATGCTCATGTCGTTCACCGAGCCGCTTTCGCTGGTGGTCTCTGGGGTCACTACCCCTCTGCCCCGAACTGGGACGGAGGACAACGGTAGCGACTACCAGTCCGCCGACGGCCTATATCACCTCAGCGCCTCCCATGACTATGGGAAGCGGACGAGGAGGCTGTTGCGACTCGACGCCTCGAAGATTACCACGGATCCGTTTAAGCCGACGGAAAACGTGAAGGTCTCGATGTCAAATTACATCGTTTTCGACCTTCCCGTCGCCGGCTATACGAATGCCGAGGCATTGGCGGTGTATACGGGGTTTAAGACCCTGTTCACCGGCACTTCGGACCTGATGATCACAAAGCTTCTGGGCGGGGAGTCGTAAGACTCCCATGCACTGGAAGAATAGTGATGTCAGGTCACCAGGAGGATGTCTCCGGACGGGTTGATAACCGTCTGAGGCATAGTGACCGCCGTTTTCACGACGGTAGGCGCAGACATGACTTCATGCCCCGTGCGACGTTCACGAAAACGTGGATTGTCGTATTGGTGGCTGTAGTCAATGGCCTCTCATTGGTAGGCGAAGCCTTTGTTTCCGGCTGGTTTCATGCCAGCTGTTAACAAAGGAGTGAAATCTACTCGCGTGATGTGTACGTGGGGTGTCACGGGGTCAGTAGAACTGCCCCAGGACATTCTTCACGTTACTATTCTCACTTGCTCTCAAAGAACAAGTGAGGAGAGGATCTACATGACCTACTTTCTTCGGGCTCTTCAGAACCTGATGAGAGTAGCAAATGGGGATTCTCCCTTGCACGAGTAGTGACATTGACGACAGAGCTATGGATGCACACACCTTCCTATTGAAAGGAGGGGATGCTGAAAAGCCTGACGTCACTCTGGTCCTGCACAGCTCAAGAAATGGCTGTGCGATGTTGCACTAGCGCCGCGCTCGACATAAAAACTGTCGAGCGTCGATTCAAACACGAGGGGCTATCGTTTTTGGCGATAACCCTGGCGGACTTTGGAAAAGCCATCCAAAAATGGCTTGACCAAGGTTTCGTCGTCCCTTCGGACGCCCCGTCCTTCGCAAGAGGGTCGGGTCGTCTTACTGGTCTCCCTGTATTTCTACAGGGTTTCCTTGGACGTGTGTTTGAACCTTGTAGTGGCGCACTTTTGGAAAATCCGGACATCGAAGCAATCTATGCTTTGCGTCAACTAACGTTGATGTTTAGCAAGATCGCCCTTCCGGAGTCATCCCGTAATGGGAAGGCTCTTCAGGTGGTAACACCTGAACGCGAAAGGCGAGCGATGCTCGGATATCTCCAATGTGAGCAGGAGGTCAAGGAATCAGATGTCCGTCTTGATCCGCAATTTCTTGCGGACTTTAAACGAATGTCCGATTTGCTTTTTGGTGGGGTCTTCGCTAAAGCAGACAGAGATGTCTACTGGGCGAGACTCACACCGAAGCATGGTCCAGGCGCTGTCGCAGATCGGCTTAGCAGTAATGCTAAGTGGAATCTGCGAACCTGGACCACTCGTCTTCAGCGTATACTTCCCGCTGAGGAGTTTCTGGTTTCCAATTCTGGCGAACAGCCAGAGTTGAACCAGGAGCTTGACCTCCTCGAACCCGGTTCTGAGATTCCCGTAAGGGTAATCACAGTTCCTAAGACGCTCAAGACACCTAGGATTATCGCGATTGAGCCTACTGCCATGATGTATGCGCAGCAGGCGATTTTGCGATCTCTCCTTAGCGCGATTTCTGAGGATGGTTTCCTCTCTCGCGTTGTCGGATTTGACGATCAGGAACCTAATCGGTTCCTGGCTCGTCTCGGGTCCCTCAGCGGGGACCTCGCTACACTCGATTTGAGTGAAGCTTCCGATCGTGTCTCGAATCAGCATGTACTAGCCATGTTGGATGGATATCCTCATTTGCTTGAGGCTGTCCAGGCCGCACGGTCTAGGAAGGCTGATGTTCCTGGCCACGGAGTAATCCGTTTGGCCAAGTTCGCCTCTATGGGTTCAGCTCTCTGCTTTCCCTTTGAAGCTATGGTCTTCTTGACCATTATCTTCTTGGGGATTGAAAGGGAGCTAAGTGCTCCACTTCCTCGAAAAGATCTTATTAAGATCTTTTCGAAGCAGGTGCGTGTCTTTGGTGACGATTTGATCGTCCCCAGAGACTATGTGCTGTCCGTCGTTGACGAACTACATACTTTTGGGTATGTGGTTAACGTCAGCAAGTCTTACTGGACCGGAAGGTTCAGAGAGTCTTGCGGACGGGAGTATTATGATGGCCATGACGTTTCAATCGTCAAGGTTCGTCAAATACTTCCGACACGACGGCAGGATGCGAATGGTGTAATATCGGCAGTCTCTCTTAGAAATCAGCTTTATTGGGCTGGTCTCTGGAAGACTGCTGGTTTTATGGATGACTATCTTCGGGATCTCTTGAAAGAGTTTCCGAATGTAGCTCCAACCTCACCATTGCTGGGCAGGGAATCAGTCCTCGGATACCAATTCGATGGACTGGATCCATACATGCATAGCCCTCTAACCAAGGGCTATTACGTGCATGCCAAACCTCCTCCAGATTTTTTGGAGGGGAGTGGTGCCCTGCTCAAGTGTCTCTTGCGCTTGGGTTCTGAAGCACCCCAGTTCGGCTTGCCGAACCAGGACCTTCGCCCAGCGCAATTCGACGTTGCGAACGTTGATGATGAGCACTTGGAGCGTTCTGGACGCCCCGAAGCCGTCAACATCAAGCTCGGGAGGCG